GGAACCCAGACGCCATTCGTATAAACGCCGCTCGCTTCGCGCAATATATCTTTAGTCAGGCGGAAACTCATGTTCGCCCCCTGACGGAAATGTGTACGGCGTTCACATAGGCTCCAGTATCAACAAGTGTCTTCGTTGAGCCTTTCTTTGCGGCCACCGTACTCGCTGCCAGTCGCGGAGTGATATCGCGCCCGGTGATTGTGTTCTTGATGCGGTCAGCGTGCTTCTGCCCAATGACTGTCAGCGCATGTTGTGCGGTCACACGACCGCCCGCCATCGCTGCGCCTTGTTTGATGAAGTCGCTGTCTATCTGCGCCTTGTTTTCATCAAACGCCATTGCGTTTGCAGGACGGGCGGGAATGTCATCTGTTCCGAATTCGTTGTACGTTGCATATTCAGCAATGCTTGCACCTTCACCATTAGTAGAACCTTCCAAGACACCGACTGCAACTTCCAAGCCTTTAGCTCGTTTGAACTCTGCTTGGATTTTACGCCAGCCTTTGTCGTTGTCTTGGACGTTCGTCATGAAACTTCCACCCGTGTCATAATTGCCGAACCGAAACATATCTTCGTGAATTCGATATACTGAAGACCGTAGGAAGTCTGGCCTAGCCAGGTGTCGCTACCCTTGACCGCGCCATATGTGCGCTGCAAATCGCCTTCCCTCTCGCTGGTAACAGGGCCTAGGGCCGCGCTGCCAGCTTGTGCTTGAGTCTGGGTAAGGCGTAGCAAGTGCGCCGCGTACAGCGCCTTCGCCATATTCGCTGTCTCAGCAGTGAGGCAGCTTGTATCGGCGAGATTTCCGGCAACCGACAGCCAAGTGTTCACCGTTGCGTCAATGACGCTAGAGAACTCAGGTGCCAGGAGCCGGAAATACTCGAGCGGGGTCACTGGTTATGCCTTAGCAGCCGCCAACGCATCTTCTGCGGCGGTAATAGCAGCAGGGTCACCAGCGGTCTTGGCATCAGCCAGAACCTTTTCCGCAGCTTTGACAGCAGCGGCCTTCTGCGCAGCGGGAGAGCCTGGGGCAGCGGGAGCGGGAGCTTTGACTTCAACCAGATCATTCTTGTTGATGGAATTCTTGTAAGCGTCAGGGACGTCTGCCACAGCGCCAGGCGCAATGGAAACAGAGCCAACATGATGCAGACGTGTAGATACGTTCTTGACTTTCATTTGTGTTCTCCTTAAAGATAATAGGCGGGCGAAATTACCCGTCCGCCTATTATAGCTTAGATGCCGTCAGCGAATGCAAACGCCAGCGGATACTCAATGATGACACCTGCGAAGCGCGACTCGACCGGAACTGTAAATTCCAGACCAGCTTGCTGCGGGCTGTATTGGCGAATCATCATTGGGATTTCCAATTGCCAGTTTTCCATGGAGTTTTCCATGGCATACATACGGTTTGCGCCGGCTGCACCAGCGGCATCCATTTCCACAACTTGACGGAATGTCACGCCTGGATGGTTCTTTTGCAAGAACTCCAAGATAGTTGTGTCGCTTGCTGCGCTGTTCTGCGTAGTGGCGATGAGCGCGTACTGTTCGATCGGCAACCACACATCTGTCACACGGTGAACGCCCTTGGATTGGGTGAGCACCTTGTTAATGAGCGCGTTGACGTCACGAACGATCTGCAGAGCGGTCTTCGTTGCGAAGGTCTTGGATGCGCCAGTACCGTCCGCCAACAGAGTGACTTCCGGAACGTTGGTATTGGACAACAAGCCAGGCAAACGATTTTCAGCGTCACCAGCGAATGCCAACTGGTTGATCTTTTCTTGGTGTGCGCGGGTTGCAGCCATTGCCTTCTTGCCGTTCAGGTTCACACCAGCAAACATCGCAGAGCGGATTTCCTGCACGTTGTAGCCGTAGGCGTTACCGATCGAGCGGATTGCGTTTGTGAACTCTTTTCCGCCCACGTCTGCACGGGGCAGGTCGTTCGCGTAGTTGGAAATCACTTTCGCCATACCGACGGAGTCGTACTGACGGTAAGTGTGAGTCGTTGCACCTTCCGGGATCGCTGTTGACACAGGCATCAAGGTCAACGCGGACAGAGCTACGCGCTTGATGTCGTATGTCTGGGACTTTACGAATTCCAGTTGGCGAGCGAAAAACAGGCTTTCGTTCGCATCGAAGCGACCGCTGTTCTGGAGAACGCGCAGATCGGCTTCGTCGTATTTCATGTTATTGAGTTTCATGTTATTTGATCTCCACGAGGGCCAGACCGGCTGCGGTCGTAGCGGTTAAGAAAGTTACGCTGATTTTCGTGAACGCTTCGATGCCTGCGGCAACAGCAGCGTCAGTCAGCGTACCGTTTGCCACGGTCAAGTTGGCAACAGCGCCAGCAACCACAGGGGCCGAGGTTGGAACCCACATGCGGCCTTGAGTCAGCACGCTCACAGCTGTTTTTGGAGCGTAGTAGACGTTGCCAGTATGAGTCTGGTTACGGGCTTGGTCGTGCAGTGCGAAACCAATCGCACCAGCGGCAGCCGTAGCCTTCAGAACTTCTTTCTCAGGGTTAGTGCCCAGCTTTACAGGGTACGCGAGCGGAATGCTTTCTTCCGCTGCATAGCTGCGAACTTGTTTGCTGCCGATACCGTCCAACATACCCGGGAACGATGCGGCGCCATATTGAGATATTGTCGTTTGCATTATTTCTTCTCCCTAGTTCCGAGTTGATTCATGAACGACTGATAGGACGGAACGTCCTTTTCACCGTCCTTGCGAGCACCAGCACCAGCCTGGCGTTGAGCAGCCATTGCCACGTCCTGTTTCATGGACACAACAAGGTCAAACGCCGCTCCGACATAGTCTTCCGACTTGCCTGTCAGGTCTGCGTCAGCGCGGACTGTTTTGATAACTGCTTCGCGTACTTCGCGGTCAGTTTTACCAGCGCAGTCAACTTTGAACTCGCTTGCAGCCTTTTCCAGTGCCGCACGGGCCACCAGTTCAGCGCGAGCAGCGTCCTTCGCATCCGCTTTCAGTTTTGGGATTCCAGCAACTTGGGATTTCAGGGTGTCGCGCTCGGCTGCAAGCGTGTCAACCTGTTTTTCCAGTTCACTGATGTGATCGGCTTTCGAAGTGTTGTCTGCACGCAGTTTTTCAACTGCTACAACAACCTCAGGAGCGGCCGGATAATCCAGGCCGCCATCCAGCCGAATACGGCCAAGTTTATCATCGGGCATAGCTTCTTCCTCATCATAGTTAAAAGAAACGGCATCAAGCCGGTCTAGGTTGAGGCGTGCATTACCCGCACGGCCTCGCGGAACAATTGCAAGATGATTGATTCGAATGTTACGCTGAATCGCATCATACTTCTGGCCGTTCCATTCGCCAGGAGTCTCGTCTAAGTCAACCCTGTATCCAAGCGACAGCTCACGCTTCCCGCCGTTCATTACCTTGTCGATCATTTCGTCGTCGTGAACGATAATTTGTGCGACCACATTGTGCGCGTCCTGCTTCGCTGACGACATGACGCCCACGCCTAGTCGTTTCGCGTTCTTCGCGGTGACAGGGACGTTCGGGTGTTCGTCGGTGATGGGCTTTCCGGCGTATGTGGCAAGTGAATCAGCGTTGAATACTTCTTCAGGCGGGCGTAGTTCACGTCGAACTGTTCCATCTGCGTTCTTGTATAATTGGATTCCAGTGCGCCCGACGATTGGTGTGTCGACTAGATAGCCCTCGTCGGTGCGAGTGGCTGTGATGGCGCAACGGTCATATCGGGTGGCTTCCATAGTCAGCACTATATGCTCAAAGTTGTTTGCACGCAATTCGGGAAAGACGTCAAACTTCGTCCCAGACAGCTTCTGCTCTACAACGGCAGCGCACAGGGTGGCCTGGATTGCCCTCTGTAGGCGGTTTGTCGAACGCGAATGTCTTACCATTGAGGAAAGCGTGCTCGGGCCTTACGCGGCTATCCTGCACGCTGCGCCACACATACTGCGTCACCCCTACACTCTGCAAACGGTACTTCGTAAGGTCAGCATTGAGCTTCAATGTCTGGTCTTGTGCAATAAGAGTGGCACGATAGTCCGTCACCTTGTAACGTGCCTTGATTTGATCGCGAATGTCTTTGACGGAAGTTCCACTCATTACTCCACGCCGAACAATACCTTCCAGCTCAGGGAACATGCGTGTCGGTAGCGACTCGATGAGCTTCGTGTTCTCTGCAACCCATCCTTCAGCAAGGGGTTTCAGGAACGGTTCGCTGCGAAACACATTCACCCCGAGTATCGCGGATGAAGGTGCTCCGGGCATTGTTTCTGGAACCGTCAGTCCGGTGTTTGCCTTCACTACCATCTTGAACTGGCGCTCGTTGAACTTGCTGGTCGCGGTGAACTGCCCAGGCAGCTTGCTGAATACCACAGCAGCTCCCTTCGAAGCGTAGCGCATGAGCTCTGCCATCAGCGAATTCAGCGTATCTGTCCACCCGTCAGCACGAGCATCGACTTCAAACTCGCGTTGAATATCGTCTATTCGCGGGAGCAGAATCGCGTTCACCCCTGCCTGCAAGTCTTTCGAATAGCGAAGCAGAAGGCGCGTGTATTCCCGTTCCTGTGAATCAGGATTGTTGAACGTCTTTTTCTTGGCCATTTGGTTTCGTTGTGGTTACAGGCTCATCCACTTCCGTCTCAGGCACCTGTTCCACGTCGTTTATCTCGAACCCCTCGTCCGGTAGCATAGCGCGAACCTCGCTTGCATCCAACGCACCCATGTTCGCGTAGATTTCAAACGTCTGCGCGATCTTGTAATCGGTTTCCGCTGTATCCTTGCGAGACGGTACAGACAGCGGATTAAACTTGATCAGATAGTCTTCGGTATAGCGCCCCATCACGTAGAGCTGGACGGTTATCAGGCGGTCCAGTGCAGGAAGTAGAATCGTGTTCTGGTCTTGGCCAACCTTCGCATACCAGTTCTCCAGATCACTCTTCCCTGTGCTGTTTAGACCGCCTTGCTGGCGACCAAATAGCAGCGACTCGGGTATGCCAGTGACCGCGCTCATCGCCAGCCCTAGGCGGTCCATAACGTCAGCAACGCCGGTGAGCGTGTTGGACTTGATATCATAGGACTCCGCAGCATCAATGACGATGGTGTTGTTGATGCTGCGCGTCATGTCCACAATATCAACGCGCTTCTTCACCAGTGCTTCACCGCCAGGCTGACGCAACAGGTTTGTCAGCTCAGGAATGCCGTGAATCGCTTGCTGCGCACGCTCGAGCAGCGCGTTGGCCCAAATATGGGACATGCCAAAGCGTGTCAACTGGTCGAGACATTGTTGCAGTTTGCTGGCGCCCCATCCGTCATTGGCTGCTCGGGTACGTTCAGGAATTGGCATCCCATCAAACGAGATACAACGGGACTCATGAACCATATACGGGGAACCGTCAATTGGACTTATCTGATAGATTTGTGTCTTCCCGAAACGGCTGTCCATCGGGTCGAGGTACTTCTGCTGGCGGAACACTTGATATCGGTCATAGACGCGTAATTGTTCAAGGGACTTCGCGTTCTCGATGTTTAGAGGTTCTTCTAGCGTTCCACCGTCATTGATAAGCATGACCACAAGTGCTCCGCCATACAAGTTGTTCCAGCGCAGCGCGTCACAGAGCTTAGGCAGACATTGAATGTTCTCCAATTGAGCGCGGACTTCACTATCCTCGTCCACGCCTTCGATGTCGTAACCCGCACGAACCATTTCCTCTGACGGAAGGTCAATAATGCGCCGCGCAAATCCGTCACCTTCGTACAGGTTCTCGAGCTGCGTGTTGTCCAGAACTGTTCGGATTATTGCATTAGTGAAGACGCTTCGGTCTTTCGCGTTTCCAACGCTCAGAAAGACGTTCTCATACGGGCCGTCGTCTCGTGTTGCAGGTGTTTCGTTTTCGCCACTCATCATGCCCCCTTAGTGAGTTCACTGATTTCCAGAACGCCACTGGTAAGGCCTTGCCTCATTGCCGCGATTTTAGGGGCAATCCAATGGCGAGGAACCCCTACCGTGATAGATTGATTGGATTCAATGTAGTGGCTGGTTGCGGTTGCAACTTGGTCACCATCACCAAGCTCGAAGCGTGTTTTTGCCCCGTCTGCTGTCAACCTTACCGCATCGATTCCAGGCGTCAGTACAACTTGGGCACTAGCTGCGCCCGCAGCGACTTGCTTTGGCGCCCCCAAGAAATAAACATCAGTGACTTTCAGTTCATTCATTTCATTCTCCCCGTCAGGTCATTGCTTCAATATCAAACTTCCCACTTTCTGCAAGGGCGTTGAATGCACGGGACGCCCCGTCCACTTGGTCGTCAAAACTACCGTTCGGAAACACAGTAATTTCATCAAAGAATGTCTCGTTCCAGTCGCCCTCAAGGACGTCCACGTTCCCCGCTTCTGCTTGTGCGGCCAGTGGGCCTGCGCGAGTTTCCTTATCACCACTCTCAGGTGTAGCTCGCGCAGTGTACCCCGCCAACTTGCCAATGTAGTATGACGCCTGCGCCTTTCCTGCTTGGCCTGGGTCTTGTGGGATAGATATTTCGCACATATAACCGTCTTGGCTTGCTGTGTTGACTAGCATCTGCTCAACGCCCGCTGTGGCCTTGCGGTCACGTGCAACCCCCGCAATGATAAATCTACCGTTCTTTTGACGTCCAATCTTAACGCCAGCGGTCCAGTCCCCTGCCCCTTCGGTAGCAGCCAAGTCCCATCCGCGAACAAAGCGCGTGCCAGCAGGTATAGCACGAACAATCGGGAACCATGCTTTCTTGAACATCCCGCCTTCACGGGGTGCGGGGCGCTGCTGAAGTTGACCCGCTGCCGCATAGCTGCCCATCGTTCGTTCAAGGCTTGCAACCGTTTCTTCGGGGAACCGTTCTGGAAACAGCAGTTCCCCGTCCACGGTTCGCGGGTCTTGGAATCCAATGCTTGTCGTGCACTTGCGCTCGGCTTCAAAGCGCATAGGCAGACAGAGGTGAACGTACCCCAGTTCTCGTTGCAGGATGATGCCGCTGGTATCCTTTTCATTGAGACGCTGCATGATGACCACAATTGCGGACTCGTCATTATTCACACGGGTGGGCAGTGCTTCAGTGAACGTAATCTCCGCCGCTTTCATGTCTGCGTCGCTGTTTGCGTGGTCAACGCTCAACGGGTCGTCCAATAGCACACGGTCACCACGTGAACCTGTCAGGGACGTGAACGCCATCGCTTCACGGAATCCAGTGTGTTCGTTCTCGAACTTCGTTTTGGCGTTCTGGTCGCTGGTCAGCTTCATGGGCCAGCGTTCTTGATACCACTCAGACTGAATCAAGCGACGACATTTCAGGTTATCCCGCACACCGAGGTCTTGCTTATGTGCTGTCCCCAGATAGCGGAGGCCTGGTCGCCCCTTGGGGCCCCATTCCCAAGCGGGCCATAATACCCCTGTGAGAAGACTCTTCATACAGCCTGGGGGCACGTTAATCAGCAGCTTCTTCACCTCACCATTCGTTACCGCTTCGAAATGTTCACATATAGCGTCAAGCGACCAGCCCCATTTCAGTTCCGAGGTCGGTTCCAGCACATGCCA